GACCCATAACAACCAAGGCCGCAGTAAGAGCTACAATACCTATGACTATTAACCAAATAGGAGAGGTCAAAATAAGTAAAGGAACACTTAAAAGCCAAAAGGCTGCTGCCAAAAGTAGAGTTACAGCTACTCCAATAAACCCAACTACTACATACCCTACATATGCTAACGTGTAAGCAATCTGCATCCAAAGACCCGCACCCTTGGCAGCCGTAAGAGCCCACTCAGCACCCGCAGCTGCCCAAGTTATTACTCCTTCCATCACTTTTGCTATTGAGCTTCTAATACTCAACAGCCAAGCTCGGATTCCCGCTATAACACCCTCGTTCTTCGCCATAGTGTTAGAACGCTCAGCTAAGGTATTAGAATAAGTTGCCCAAGTGTTCAGCCATTCCGAAATAGATTCCGCTATGGTTACGATTGTCTCCTGAATTTTGGTCGCTATTGAAGTTAATTTAGCCCCAATTCTCTTCCAAACACCAATACTATTTGCCTCCACCGCAGCAGTATTTCCTACTTCAGAGACGGTCTCGACATTTGTTGCAGTAGACTCCACAAGTAGAGCTTGCGCCGATAAGAGGTGAGTGCCAGCTTTTTGCGTCCTAGTCGCATTACCGCGCAGCGCTTGGTGATTGGCTATCGCGTCAGTAGTTATTAATGTAGCAGCCGCTATTTGTTCCTCAGACATTCCAGCAACTACTAATTTTCTCACAAAAGCCTCTTGGGTCATTCCAGCAATTTCTGCTTGCTGTATAGGAACCTTTACGGCATGAAGAAAAAGGGACCTAATTGTCGCAGCAGCATCAAATTGCATCGCTGCGTTATGAGCTGTTAAAGCAGTAGTTGCTACGATTAATCCACTGGTGTTGACTGCTCTGGCAGTAGTTTCACCTACTACGGCAGCGGTTTCAGTTACTATAAGAGCCGTACTTGTTACCTTCTCCGTATTTTCTGCCCAACCCATGAAAAGAGATAGTTTTTGCCAGAATAGTTTAGCCATCAGAGCAGCGGTATAACCTTTAGTAGTTATGGTCTGTTTAGAAGCAAGAATAATCTGTTTCGAGGTTGCTGTATTATTTCTCTCCAATACTAAAAAGTAGGCGAAATTCAGTGCGGTAGAGATTGGAAGGAGTTTATTCAATATGTGGAAAGTTAACATAAATTTAACAAAGGTGGGTCCCAGAGTGTCTAAAACCTTTAACAACAATTTAACGGGAATTAGGTATGCTTTGAATACCTGAACACCTAAAGCCCCGAGTTGTATGAACTTATTTACTAGAGGTAAAGCATTAGCTAGAATTTTTTGCATTTCCTGCACGCCCGTTATTGCCACTTTTTGGATAGCTAGACCAAATTCAGTAAGCTGCGCTGTTCCATCTCGCTCAACTACCAACATATCTCTAAGAGACGCAACAGCTGTTACCATCGCTTCATGAAAAGCATTCAAATATTGAGTTCCTTCATAGTTAGCATCACGATATAAGAACATCATAGCTACATTATTTTTAAGAATCTGTATCTGCGCTCCAATAGATTCATTCTGAATCCTAACCATCTTATCTAGCTCACCACCTGCCCCCTCTGTGTCCTTAACTGCTTGTGTAAATTCATCAGAAGCTTGAACTAAGTGAACAAACGCCGTAGCACCACGAACATTTAAATCTTCAATCAAAGTAGTAAGTAGCTCAGTATCGTTAATTACTCCTGCACTCAATACTTTAGAGAAATTAGCTGCTATTTCGGTCAATTCAAGCATGTTTCCTTGAGCATCGGTAACTTCTATACCATACTCTCTGAAACGGGCAGTACTATCTCCTATACTCTCAGCAAGCTCTGCTAAGCCCTGCCTAAGACCACGCCCAGCAATACCTGCCTCAAGAGCTCTATTAGTCAATATCTGTAGAGCCCCTAACAGTTGGTCTATAGATTGCCCTGTAGTGGTAAAGAAAGGTAGAGCAAACTTAACAGCGCTTGCTAAATCTTGATACTCAATAAGAGACTTCTGAATAGCATACGCGAACTTATCAGCTACTATAGCAGCTTGGTCCATTTCCATCTCAAATCCAAATAGGGTCTGAGTAACAAGTTTCGAAATAGTGTTGTGGTCCCCTTGTACAGCCATCGAAAGTTTTAGGGTTTCAGTTAAAACCTTCAATGAATCGCTGGCACTTAGACCTGCCGATGCAAGCTGGTACAATCCTGTTGCCCCGTTCTGCATCTCCAGACCAAATTTTTGTCCAAACTGAACAACAACATCGCCTGTAGTAAATAATTCGTCCCTTGTTACTTGAAAGACCGAGTTCGCATTCATTAATTCGCGTTCAAATTCAATCAATTCTTGTGTATTTTCACTTAGTTTATAATAAAAGGCAGCTAAAACAGAGACAGATTCACGCAATGCTTCTACAAATCCCGTTTGTAACTCTATTACAAAATCACTTGCTCCTTGTGTCAAGTATTCTTGTATTTCAGTAGTTTCCTTCATAGACTCAGTAACTTCATCCTGAGCGTCTGCGACTGCTTTGTTCGCGTCTATTTCATCTTGAGATAGTTTTTTGTGTTTCTTGTGAAACGCATCCATATCATTGCCGCGAGTTTTCTCAAAATGCTGAAATTCATCTAATTGAATCTTAAGTTCAGCTCTTTCATCTTTAATTAGAGTAACTTCTGTTTTTCCTAATTTCTCCCTCTTACCAGTAGTGTTAATCTGCATTTTAAGCTTTAAATCATAAGCTTCAAGGCCTAACATTACTTCTTTACGTTCTTCTTTTTGAAGTTTCGTAAAGTTAACCATCATCTTTTCGTAATCTTTAGCGTCTTTTAAATCTTTACTTGTATTAGCGAAAAGTTTAGTAGAAACGGTCTTCCCTAATTTAGCTTTTATACCTTTAAGGGCACCAGCACTTGCTGTGACCGATTTTCCTAATTTTTTATAAGCTCCTTGTAGACGGGCCACTGAAGTTTTAGCACTTTTTTCCATAAAGGAACTTTGGCTTTTACTATGCTTTTCTAACTGAGATTTAGCATTAGACAAATTCTGTTGAGCGCTTTTTAAATTTTTTTGTGCAGCTTGGGCTCCTTGCTTATTTAGCCTATTATACATTTTAGAAGCGAAGCCCCCTATCGTCGCTCCTGCTTGCGAAAATGCCTTTGGAGAAGGCATAGCTAAACCTACGGCTACACGAGCCGCGAATACTTGACCAGCGAAACCCATATTATCACTCTAATTCATCTGTGATTTCAATTCATCTATTGCACTTTGTGGGTCTTTGACCCTTCCACTTAGTCTTTCAAACTTTCTTCTTTGCTCCATATACCTACTATAATCTCCACGGATTTTAGGTCTATGTTTAGCCATATCACTTATATCTTTCGGTTCATATCCATCCATCGAATGTAACAAATTATGCTCATGGCTTGCAGCCATAAGACCTTCTAATTCAATTCGAGGAGTTTCTTTAATTTCTTTCCAACTCATTCCCAGTTCTTTCATAAGAGGAATATATAGTAAAACCGCTTCAGGCGAATCTACCATCAGAAAGGAAAATTTTCTCGGCTCTCCTGCTCGACACCCATTATCTGATTAGAGATTTGATATCTTAGCGTGGTAGGTAAAAGCTTCCAATTATCTTTACTAATAGTAGGCCCATCTGGGCTTTTATCATTTGCCTTTTCAAGCATAGCTAATATCCTATTACCACCTATTTCTGTGTAGTAAGCCATTTTTTCCTCTTCGGAAGCTCTGTCCGAAAGAGGCCTAAACTTAGGTTCTTCCTTTTCTACAAGTTCACAAAATTGAAACTTCAATACCTTTCCTCTAAATTCAATTTCTCCTTCTTGCACCTCATCAGTAAGGGCAACAAGGTCATCCATTGTCCACATTTCTGCTTCCAAGTCTTTAACTTCTTCTTCTTCTTCTTTTTTGGTCATTTTAATCACCATTATGATGGGGCGGAATTACACCGCCCCTTTTATTTTTTTATCTACAGTTCTGAGCCAGTCAATGCAACTTTATTAAGAGCAGCTGTAACCTTAGGAGTAACATAAGTCATAAATTCCATTGTTTCTTCCGAAGTACCATCTGCATTAACAGATACACTGTGGGCCTGAACGCAACATCCTCTAACACTGAAAACATCTGTGGTTCCACTTAGAACTACATGAACGCGGTATCCGGTGTTGACAGTTGGTTCTTGAAGCGAAGATATCTCCGAGCTTCCTGAACAACCTTGCCTTCCACCATTATTAAATATACCGTCCCATCCAATATCACTCTTTTTACGGGTGAGGGAAACTGTGGTCTCTTTCTTAATTTCAGCCTTTGTAACCTGTCTCTTACCCATGTAGGTGATATCTTCATCTACAGCACCAATGGACAAATCTATTCCAGTAAGATTAGTTTCTGCTACCAACTGTGTATCAGTGGTTCCACTTAGTGGGCCTGCAAATTGATATGTACCTGTAGCGGCATCGAATGAAACTGCACCACCAGCTGATACATTCGCAAAGCTTCCTGACACAGTGTCTTCCGTGGAGATATAAACTGCCACATCTTTTCCTAAAAAGTATGCCATATTCAATCCCTCAGAAGTTCGCCTTTAGCGTTTGCGTGTTATTTATCTTGGTCCCATTAGCAGCATAAACTACTGGCTGTTGAGTCCCAAATTCCATGGTCTCTTCAGTAGTACCATCTGCGTTCAGTGATGTAGAATAAGAATTAATAGTACAATTAGGGAAGCCCATAACTTCTCCAGCTGTTGCTGAAGCGTTAAGAACAACATGTAATCTGTATCCGTACTCTACCACTGTGGTTAGACCTGTATCAACAACATCTTTAGGGTTGACCATTCCGGTCCCAATTTTAGCTCCTGAACCATCCAATCCCCATCGTGCACCGTGAAATGCATTTGCTGAAGGGGCAGCTGATAAAGAACCAGAAAATGTAGGACCATTAAAAATAACGTCCCAAAGGTTGTTTTTCTTCTTGCGTGTAAGAGATACTGTCATCTCTTTTTTGATTTCTACTTTACCAGTCGCTTTCTGACCGATATAAGTGATATCTTCATCTGTAGCACCAATGCTAACATCGACGCCGGTTAAATCTGAAACTTGAGTGAATCCATCAGTATCTACGTTTTCCATCTCTTTCGCAAACACTAAATCCAACGATGCGCCAGCAGTGCATAGACCAGATTGAGTTCCATTCACCCCGATTTGCTCTGTGTCCGTTATGGATTCTGTTGTGATAATAACCGCTACGTCTCTTCCTAAGAAATATGCCATATTTTTTCTCCGTTTTTAGTCGTCTAGACAAACGTTACACTTCATTCAGTATTGTATAACTAATTGTCCTATATAAAGCTTATGCTAATAAACCTATAACATCATAGATGTGAAATCACCGCTCTGGTCAGGATAGTCCTCTCTCCTACGTGCTGGGGAGCCTCCTGCTTGTCTTGTTCTTTCTGTTAAAATTTGTTCTATAGTACGCTGCCCCGTTGCGAGGCCTGTTTTTGCTTGTTGAACAGATGAAGT